CAGCTAAGGCACCCAACAGCAAGTTGCCAGATGTTCTCTCCTGTTTCAACAGAATTTCCTGTGCAGCACGAGTGAAAGACTTGCTCACCACATCCAACCTCGAACGAGAAGCGTATTTCTTATCAAAAGAAACGGCTGTGTCGAGCTTGTATGTAGCAACCTTCATCTCACTGTGAGTAGGAGTCACCTGGTTGGTCGGAAGACCACCTGGTGCGTGGGTACTATAAACGTTAATGTAATCCTCATCGGACACATCGTAATAGATATCTAGCGGAATGCTAGGATTGTCGTCAGCATTAAACTGAAGCGGAGTAAACAAATTGCTCAATGTGGGAGCATTGTTAACCACTTCATTAATAACTGGGCCAATAAATTCCGCCAGTGCGACTTGAGCTTCATAAGCAGTGTCTCTGTTCTTAGAGCCCATTGCCTGAATCAACTCAATTTGTTCTGGAGTTCTTTTTAATGTAATATTCATTTTCTTGATTCCTTTCTGGTTTCTAAGATTACAGATTGAGTTTCAACACTGAATAAGCTCCAGCAGCCACGTCCGTAATTGGACCAGTTGTGGTTCGCGTGCCCGTACCGATCCATGTGCCAATAGCATTTGCCGAATCGTACTTAACCTTCGTTCCGCCCTGGGTTGAATGAGAATAACCCGTTACAGAAGTTGCGGTTGCACCAAACAAACTGGAGTGAGCGATGCCGCTTACTTTACCTGCGTTTTCTGGTGAAATGACCGCAGCATAACCAGGAACACAACTATTTGTTCCGTCTGCAGCTAGATCAAACGCATCGCTTGTCAATGTAAAAACACCTCTCGTAGCAACAGGACATGCCTGACCAGAGAGAACAGCTTGAAGCTCATCTTTCTTGACAGGATTGTAGAGAAGTTTCTCTCCATTCTCGTCTGTCTCGAGTGTTTGCTTCAATGTAAGACCAATAACCTGGCCAGCCGTAGCCCCCGCAGAAGCTGCGGTAACTTTTAACTGAACCTCGGGATATTGGTTTCTAGTATGACCATATGAAGCGCTAAGCTCCGTACGGTCAACGTATGTGATAGGGTCTTTACTGAAGTTGCCCCCACCACTCTTAATACTTACGAAAACTCCTGCACTACCGTTGCCATTTGTACTCGGCTTTGCATCTGCCGTGTCATTAGCGAACAAGTTGATAACATCGTTTTCGTCGTATTGCCTGAATGGTAATAGTCTATTTGCCATAATGTTTAATTAATATATTAATAGGTTACTTTGATGTTTTCTTTGCTAAACGCAGACTGGAACTTGGTTCTCAGAGTTTCCGTTTCGCCAGAAGATGCCTCGTTGGTATTGGAGATTTCAGGTGTAACCTGCTCCGCCTCCTCTAAAGCTTCTTCCAAATTTTCTTTTTTGTCAGCTTCGCCTTCCGAAGATTCGTCAGAAGCCTTAGTTTCTTTCATCTCGGTAATGCGTTTTTCAACCGCTTCTGCGACTGCGCCGTCAAATTTGTTTTTCTCGGCCTTTAAATGCTCTTTGCTCTTATGAGCGAAGACTACAGCCAACTTCTCCTGATAAGAAGCGAACGCCTCATCTGTTTCGGTCAATTCCTTGACCTCAGATGCGACAATCTTCAAATCAGCCTCATTCAGTTCGTAATCCTGCTCAACAGCTTCCATGCGAGCATTAAAACAAGCAAGCGCCTTTTGGCGGGACTGCTCATCTTCGAACTGACGAATCTTCTCTTCAGCCGCTTCCAACTTCTGTTTCATTTCATCTACAGAAGCAGTAAGCTCTTGGTGCTGAGCCTCGACTTTAGCTTTTTCTTCTTTTGCGCTTGAGAGGTCCTTTTTATACTCCTCATTCTTCTCGCGAATAGCTTGATTCACGATATCAGAAATTGAAGCGACAGACTCTGCAGCAAACGTGTCTTTCGACATTTTCTCAGAAGAAAGCTTCTCATCGAGCACAGATTTAATTTCTTGAACTAATTGGTTTGTGTTCATAATATTAGAATTACTTTCTCTTTCAGATTTTACAGTGTTTTTTTCACTTTGTGAAATATTATTTTTAAAATTTAATATATTTTTTAAAATTCTTTCTGATCTTTCGTCAAGATCTGCAGCCAAATCCCTGCGGTCGGAAATTTCAAGTTGGTCATCTTGTTCTGTAAGTACGACTCCCTCAACATCTGCTGCTGGGTTCGATGTAAACCCAATGCCTAGAGGGTAAACGTCCCCAACAACCAATCTTCTAACAATAGTTCCGTCTTCCATTTCGCCAGACCCGTCTGTCGCTTTAAGATACTGGGAGAGCTCTTCTATTTGCTTTTGGTCGGTTATAATCTCTGCCTCAGCTAAATTGTCACTACCGACTGCGATTTGGTAATCATTAAAGCCTATTTCCCAACTAGCGGAGACTTGATTGTACATTGAACTCTCGGGGTCAACTGATTTGTTTAACAGTTCTGCGAATTTTTTATCAACCATTCGATAAACTACGGCTCCGAGAGAAATATTAAAAGGATCTCGATAATCCGCCAAATCCTCCTCATCAAAAAGCTCATTATCTCCATAACTGGAAAATCCAGCAGAAACAATATGCCCAACAATTCTTTGCTTTTTGTGTTCTATGTTAGTAGGCTTATGGACAAAATAGTCCTTAACGGCTAAAGCTGTCTCAGTGGAAATGCCATCGTGATTTTTGTTAAACCTATTAACTACTGCCGCATTAAAGGCAACCCCAACTAAATCAATGTTCTTATCTAAATCAACCGACTTAGGCATCAACCCCTTAAGATCACTTAAAGAAGCTTTTGAAATTTTGATATTTTCTTGGTCAATGTCTGCGGACGCAAGAATTGGCTGCAAAAAGGCTGTTTTATATTTATAGTGCGGAACCATATTTATCGATAAAGTGTGTTAACTATAGATTTGTTACACTCTTTTTATCGATTTGAGAATTTTTCTGAATGATAAACAATCGCCGCAGTATAGTCTGTTAAGTTGTGGTCGTTCGCGGTTTCTTCGACATCTTTCGGTAAACCAAGCTTTAATATGTTATTATTATCTTTAATGCAGCTTTCCACGGTAGATTTCCAATCTTTAATATCTTTGGCAATTACCACCTTTTTACAAAGATCGGAAACCATTTGATTTTGATTTTTGTTTAATCTTTTAATTTGGTGATGCTTTCTTATAGTCTTCTTGCAGAAATCTTGCAAATTTTCAGAAGCTTTTATCACCTGACTAATGTTTTCTGTTGAAACGTTTGCTCTTGAATTCTCTTGAGGTATCCCCTTGGTTCCCTGCGGCCTACCAGGCAAACCAGGAACTTTTTGCACTTCCTCTTCCTCTTCCTCTTCACTCACCATTGGAACCCCTCCAACAATTGGGTTATAGTATCCCTTTTTGCGCTCTTCAATGAACTTACCCTGTGATCTGCCTATTTGTTCGGCCTCTGGGAAAACCCCCTTGTTGATCACATCCATTCCTTGCTCTGGGGTTATAAGGCCTAATTCCATAAGCCTTGTAGCTACTCTTTGTGTTTGAGTAGAGTCTTTGGTATCAACCTCTTTGAATCTCGCTGTCGGGTAATTCCTGAATCCCATGTTTTTACAGACCTGTTTGATTTCAGGTTGCAGAAAGTCATTTAAAAATCCTTGCCTAGACTCCTTTAGCCTCTCAAGGAATATTTCGGCCTTAACCGCAGTATTGCTATATTTCTCACTACCGACAATAATATTCTGAAGTCCTTCCTTGATGTCTTCATTGACTATGCGATATTTTTCATATCCCAAAATCTTGTTCATGTCGGGAATAACAAACTCCGCTTTAGTCGTATAATCACTTACAAGGACACGTCCCACGCTCTCATTCCTGAAGAGCTCCTGCATGGCCGCAAGATTATTATGATTGATGCCTCCCTTGTTGGGCTCATTGCCCATACTGATCAAAAGAATAACATTTTCTATAGTCCTAACGATCGCTTGGTCAATTTTTTTGAACTCAAGCTTCATATTAATATCCTCTAAAACAGAAAACCCAAACGGAACGGCAAAGGGCTCATAGTCTTGTTTTTTATAAAAAGAGTACCTAAGTCTTTCTGGCTCGATTTCAACTTTTGCTCCATCGGGCGCATATCCATTAGTTTTAAAATTCTTTTTAAGGTTGCTCGGCAACCCCTTATAGACCTCTGCGTCATATTCGTTCTTAGGGTTCTTGAGTCTCTCTATCTCATACTCGCTTAAAACTTTTGCGTACACGCCAGTTGTTTCAAATCCAGTTGTTCTATGCGCCACCATATCAAAAGGATTTAGCAAAACATAACGAATAGGTATTTTATTTACGGATACGGCTCCGTAAGTTTTTGTCATCTTGATAAAATCGTCAGTATTGAACCTTCCGTCGATTTTGTAAAAGAAGACGTTTCCAGATCTGTAATATTCTCGAAAATACTGATCTCTTATTTTCCAAAGCTTTACCTTCCTGAACCACGCCTCAATAAAATCTCTCGACTTTTTACTTCCGCCATCGAGAAATATTTCTGAATTAGCAAATTCAGCCATAATATCTATAGCGTTTCTGAATATGGCCACATTGGCATATGCTTTTTGACAAAGCTCTATTGTTTCTCTTACGTTAATGCCACTGGCAGAATAATCATAAGGAAGTAACCCGTCCCTAATATTTGTGTATTTGTCTCTTTGGGGAACCTTGTGAATCCGATTAGATCTTGATCTTGTAGTTGTTCCGCTTCCTGTTCGAGAGTAAGCCGCCTTAGCCGTGGAATTAAAGTAGGCTTCTCCTTCTAAGGAAGGAGTATATGTACTGTTTTGCAGTAATGGATTTGTTGCCAAAGTCTCTTCTATAGACTGTTTTTTGTCAAACTTGCTCCAGTACTCAGATTTCTTATTATATTTTCTCTTTTCAGCCATTTCTTTTAATTACACGAAAGTTAACAAAGTTACTTTTAAAAGTTTAAAAAGTGCTTTACTTAATGAATCTCGGCGTAAAGGTAACCTCAACTTCTTTAGGCTTAAAGTTCATAATATCAAAATACGTCTTAACCATCCAATTGGCTAATACTAACGCAGAATAACTATCTTTTCTAGCTTTATCTCGACCAGACTGTCTTCTTAAATTTGGCGGAAGATCGAAAGTTTGAGTGCCTTGAGTTGTAGTTGTTATTTGTATAAGTGCGCATTCTACTTTTGTAAGTTCTAGCATATCACTTTGATGCTCAACAAAATCAATCATTTTAGCTTCTTTTGTCATTTTTTCGTTCAACATGTCGCTGCCTTTTAAATATTTTAACTTTTCAATGGGAATTTGTTTTCTCCTTTGTGTTTGATATGAATCATCAATGGCCCTCGATCCAAAAAATATTCTTTTATGATCGAAGTTAGATTGCAATAATTCATTAGCCTGCCTTATCCAGTTGCTTGTAGGCTTCCTCAGGTAACAGATTTTCTTTTCAGTTTTATTGTACTCGTTTCGCGCTTTTTGTAAATCAGAGTTATATGCTTCTGGCTTTTCGAAGTCAACTTCAATCGTTTTTAGTTTTAGATTATCTTTTTTAAATATTTCGCTTTCGTTACAGGCGCTTAAAAATTGAACTCCTCCAGCGTAGTCACCAATAACCATAACAACATTAAATGCTTGCAATATGTATGAAAAATATTTAATGTGCTCTTTCATGTTGGCTCCAGCAAGCGCATAACTATGAACTACCACACCTATTTGCTTTTCTTTATTAAGCTTTAAAACCTGGATGGCAAAATCATCAGAGCTTTCGCTTTCTGCCCAACT